GGGCTGAAGTCGCTGGAGATCCGGCACATTCAGATGATCGCCGCCGCGTGGCAGAAGGCGCAGGTCGACATCGCCGGCCCTTTGCCGCACGCCTCCAACAGTTCGTCGACTACGGATTTGTCGATGATCCGGATGGAGGCGATCCCGGGGCGCCTCGCGAGTTAACGCAGGCCCGGACGATCTGCGGGCTGCTGCGCGAGTTCCCCGGCTATACCTACTCGTCGCTGATGGACGAGGACCCGGAGTTCCTGCGCCTGGTGAAGATCGAAGCGATGTGTAAGCGGCCCGAGGCTGAGAGCTGACACCTGAGAGGGGTGGCGGCGATCAGCAATGAGATCGAAATTGTCGTCAAGGTCAGGGACCAGGCGACCGCTGAGATCGCGGCCATCGCGGCGAAGGCCCGTGAGGCGACCGCGAATTCGGGTTCCTCCGAGCCGGTTGCTATCCAGCTTCCCCTTGAGGTCAACAAGTCCAGGCTTCAACGGGACCTCGCCGCAGCGGCTAAGAACGCGGAGTCCGAACCCGTTGTCGTTCCGGTGGAGACGGACTCTTCCAGGCTCGAGCGGGACGTCGCTTCCGCTGTTCGCGGTGCGAGGTCGGAGCCCATTGTTGTCGCTGTTGAGGCCGACGTCTCGAAGCTTGAACAGGACATCAACAACGAGGCCAAGAACGTCAAGCCGGAGCCGGTTGCTGTCCCCATCGAGGCTGACGCCTCCAAACTGGAAGCGGAAGCTGCAGCCAAGACCAGGGCAGTAAAACCTCCGCCGATCAAGGTTCCGGTTAAGCCCGACGCTGACAAATTCGAGGCCGAACTTCTCGCATCCTTCGCAGAGGGCGAGAAGCACGCCGAAGAAGCCAGCAAGGCGATGAGCCAGTCGTTCACGGCGATGCAGACCGGGATACGCGCCCTGCGGGCGGCTTCCGAGGAACTCAAGCCGGCAGCTGAGGCCGCGGACGACTTCGAGACCGAGTTCCGCAAGGCGATGGATGAAGGCGCCCGGGTCTCTGAGGATGCTGACCGGGCGCTTCGGCAGTCCTTCACGTCGATGGAGTCCGGGTCGCGGGCTTTGCGCGCGGCGGTATCCGATCTTGAGCCGCCGCTCGACAATGCCGGGAAGAAGGCCGCTGAGTCCAGCAACGGATTCAGTCTTGCATCGCTGAAGATGGCAGGGCTTATTGCCGGAGCGCTATCGCTCGCGCCGGCGCTGGCAGCCATCCCCGCAGTCACGGCCACCGTGGTCGTCGGCGCCGGCGCGATGGCACTGGGCTTCGGCGGCGTGGTTTCGGCGTTAAAGGACTACGGCCAGCAATCCGCCGCAAGCGGGCAGTCCGGTGCGCAACTTGCGCAGACCGCGTTCTCTAACGCGGTCGCAATCAGGAATGCCGAACAGGCGATTGCGGATGCGAAGAAGCAGGCCGCAAGGGCTGCGCAGTCTTCAGCGGACCAGATCTACTCGGCGCAGGAACGCGTTGCCCAGTCCGCATACAGCCTGCAGCAAGCTAACCAGACCCTCACCGACTCCGAGAAGTCGCTGACGGACGCACAGAAGGCCTTGACTCAGGCACAGCTGGACGCGGCGAACCAGCAGAAGGACCTGAACAACAGCGCTGCGGACGCGAACATTGCGGTCCAGCAGGCCGAGCTGAATCTCACGCAGGCCCGCGAGAAGCTCGCACAGACCACGAGCAGCAGCCTGTCGACGGACGACCAGAAGAAGCAGGCCGCGCTCGATCTGGCGTCCGCCCAGCAGGCACTGATTGATGCGCAGCAGCACCAGGTTGAGGCGCAGCAACAGGCCGACGCGGCTAACAAGTCGGGCATCGACGGCATGCAGGGTGTCGTTTCGGCGCAGAACGCCGTACAGAAGGCCACCGAAGGTGTCGCCTCAGCGCAGCACGGCGTGAAGGACGCGGCGCTGGCGCAGAAGGACGCGCAAACCGGCCTCGCTCGCGCAGTGCAGGCCGCGGCGCAGCAGCAGGCAGATTCGGCCGAGGCTGTCCAAAAGGCTGTCCAAAACCTCAAGGACACGCAAACGGAGCAGGCGCTGGCTGCTGCAGCGGCAGCGTCGACCGGTGGCGCGGCGGTTAACAAGTTCGCGCAGGATATGGCCAATTTAACGCCCGCCGGCCGTGCTTTTGTTAATCAGTTGCTGTCCATGAAGGGCGGCTTCGCGCAGCTGAAGGACACGGCTCAGACATCGATCCTGCCGGGTTTCATGCCGCTGCTGGCCGGAATCAGTGCTGCGATGCCCGGGATCAACACCGCGATCGGGCAGATGGGCAAGCTGATTGGCGGCGTTGCGACGCAGTTCGGGCAGTTGCTTCAGGACCCTGCGTTCCGCGGCAAGTTGGGTCAGATCTTCGACGACGGGCTGAAGGCGGCGCAGATCTTCTCCAGCGGCGTTGTGCCGATGGTCCAGGGCGTCGTAGATGCGGTACAGAATGCCGGCCCGATCGTGGAGGGGCTGGCCGGCGGATTTAAGGCGTTGATGACGTCCGGCATCCCGTCGCTTCTGCAGAACCTGGTAACCAGCGGTCAGGGAGCGGGGACGCTGTTTCAAAGCTTGGGGACGTTGATCTCCAACCTGGCCGGCCCGGTCGGCACTATCGCTGGCGCGCTTGCAACAGCACTGGCGCCAGCGGCTCAGGTTTTGGCGTCGCCGCAGGTTGCGCAGGCGTTGCAGTCGGTCGGCGCATCCCTTGCCAAGATCGTCATCACTTTGTCGCCGGTGATCACGATGCTTGCGCAGGGTCTCGCGGGGGCTCTGATGCTTGTGGCGCCGCTGCTGCAGTCCGTTGCCGACTTCATCCAGCGCAATCAGGCATGGCTAGTGCCGTTGGTGAAGGTTCTTACCCTGGCAGCCCTTGCCTTCCTGGCCCTGCAGAGCCCAGTCGTGCTGATCACGGGCGCGCTGATCGGAGTGGCGCTCGGAGTCAAGTACGTGTGGGACCACTTCGATGCCTTCCTCGGGTTCGTGAAGACGTGGTGGCCGGAACTGCTCGCACCGTTCACTCTCGGAACGTCCCTGATCATCGGCCACTGGAACGACATCGTCGGCTTCGTCAAGCTCCTGCCGGGGCGCCTGCTGTCGGCGGGCGGCCACATGTGGGACTGGATCAAGGACAAGATCAACGAGGCCTACGGATGGGTGGGCCAGCAAGCCGACAGCCTGGTCAGGCTGGTCGAGGGCCTGCCGGGGCGCGCGGCCAGGGCTGGCTCGGGGCTTTGGGCCTGGGTTAAGCAGGAATTTCTCGTCGCCCTTAACGGCATCGCCGGGGCCTGGAACTCCTTGCACTTCTCGACGCCGAGCTTCCACATCCCGATCCCGTTCACTGACGGCATCAACGTCGATTCCGTCACTGTCGGCGTTCCGTCGATCGGTCCGTTCAGGGCGATCGGCGGACCCCTCGGTAGGGGCGGTTTGGCTGCGGTCATCGGCGACGGCGGCTGGGAGCCGCTGCGCCTGCCGGACGGCACAACCGTGATTCCCCACGCCAACGCGCAGGCAATGGCCAGTTCGGGCGCTCTGGCCTCAGGCGCGACCGGCGTGGCGCTCCTCGTCGAGTGGGTCGGCGGCAACGCTGGCGACGAATTCCTGACGTGGCTGCGCAAGAACATCCGCATTCGCCACGGCTCGGACCCCAATTCGGTCCAGAAGATGCTCGGGCAAAGCTTCTAGGGATATAAATGCATCGATACCAGAGCTATAACGGTCCCATGCCGACGACCGGCTCACAGCAGCAGGTCGCCACGGGCACAGCCATCAAGACCATGCTTCAGCTGGCGACGCCAAGCACGCGCCAGCTTCAAGTGATCGCCTGGGGTTTCAGTCTGGCCGGCGTGCCCAACGGGGTCGTGGAGCTCTTGTCCGGCGACGTGGCCGACACAGTGACCGCACATGCCGCTGCCGGGGTTCAGCCGCTGGACCCAAATGCGCCGGCATCACTGCTGACGCTGGGTACCGGCGCAACCGGCTACACCGCAAGCGCCCAAGGATCCATGACTGCCGTCCGCATCCACGACGCCCAGATCATCACGGCCACGACCGGCCAGAACGAACTGAACTATTCGTACCAATTTATGCCGGATGAGCGGCCCATCGTCGGGGTCAGCCGCTTCCTGAAGGTTCGCGTCAACTTCGGCACCTCGGTGAACATGCAGTGCTGGATCTGTTGGGACGAGTAGCAACCTCCTGTTTTAGCGGTCACATCGGGAGGCTGACGTGAACGCGACCGCACCACTCGTCGCGGGCTGGAACAAGCGCCAGTGGAAGCCCGGCCTCGGAATCAACGCCCCCGGGCCCATGAACCCGGCCGGCCAGCCATTCGACACCGGCCCGGCCGGACCAATCGGGCTCACCGTCGAGATCTGCTTCGACCCGATCTACGAGGTGTGGACGGACATCTCGCGGTACGTCTACTACCGCGACAAGATCCAGGTCACTCGGGGTCGATCCGACGAGACGACGCAGCCCCAGCCGCAGTCCGCCGACTTGACGCTGAACAACAGGGACGGGCGCTTCT